GGTGGTGGTGGTAAGGTAGGACGATAATGACGCCACAGGAGACACATGCTGCTGTAGTATCACTGCTACAGCAGCAAGGCTTGCCTATGACTACGGCTAACTTGAACCGTGGCATGTTGGCATTAGCACAGAATGACATGAATGGGGAAGGTGCGGCACTGCCTGCGGTTAACCGTAGCATGGATCGTACAATGGGCGCAGCGCAGCAAGCTGCATCTCCACCACCACTGCCTACACCTCCCATTCCTCCTACACAACAGCCGCCTGTTGTCGCAACAACGCAACCTACTGTGTCACAGGACTCATTGTTAATGAGTCCTCCTGGACAGTTGCCCACTAACGTACGTGACAGCATTGCCGCATACCTAGGTGATGAACCTGCTATGCCAGATGGCAGTGCTACAAGTACTGTTACTGCTCCTACACCTGTAGCTGCTGCGCCAGCGCAGCGTGAGTTCTCACTAGAAACCATGGGGGAGGATATCCGTGCAGGGAGAGTGCCTAATCCTAATCCCGATCTTCCACTCATCCTATTTGGGACTGGACCTGTTGGTCTTGCAAATCGTGCTTATCCTGCTATGCAGCAGTTCTTGCGACAGCGGACGATGGACATTATGCGACAGAACCCGCCACGCCCACCGTCGAACATGCTTAACCAAGCAGGTGAAGGCTTTGATGAAGCATTGGCTGCACGTACACAAGCAGGGCAGCGTTCTACTTACCGTGGTGAAGGAGTAGATGACTTCATTCAAGGTGGTAATGTGCAGACTCCTGCTACCTCTGCTCCTGCATCGTCTGTGAAGACGAACACACCTACATGGCGTGGTGAAGCTGATCCTTCTACACCGATGGGCGTGAAGAACACTGCCACTCCACAAACTGCACAATCTAACACAGCTGCTCCACGCAGTGGTGGTAGTGCTGACACAGCCGGTGCTGGTGCTGCGATTAAACAATCGCTGACTAAGCGTAAGCAGATGGCTGCTAGTAAGAGTACACGTCCTCCTTCTAAGCTAAAGGAACAAGAAGACTACTACAAGAATGGTGGCCCACGTCCTAAATCATTAGATGATGCTATGCGTAAGAATGAGGAAGATGCTCTGCGTAGAAGTAAGGACTAATGGCCAAGCTACCTGATGCTAACGAACCGTTACGGCTACCAGATGGGACAGTTGTTGTCCCATCGGTAGCTTCTACGTTTACACGTGTAGCTGTTCCATCGAACAGTCACGCACAGCGGTTAGTGTCTAACACGCATCGTAAGTTAGCTGAGCTACCTGCGCTGCCTAAGCAGTTGAATAGCTATGCAGCTATCCTTGTCTACACAGCTAGTGGACTCTCTGATGCAGAGATTAGTGTTGCTACCAAGTTCACTGTAGAGCAGATCACTCTGCTCCGTGCACAGCCTGCATACTCGCAGTTAGAACAGTTCATCATTGAGACTGTGAAGCAGGAAGCTGCTACAGAGGTAAAGAGTATTCTACTCAATGGTGAAGTAAAGGCTGCTACACGTGTAGTAGCACTCATCGACAGTGAAGATGACAAGGTAGCACTAGCTGCTAGCAAAGACTTACTAGACCGTGGCGGACACAAGGCGGCAGAGAAGCTCGATATCCGTGCTGACATGCTCAATACATTCCGCATTGAGGTAGTGGACAAACGAGGCAATGTGCCTACTATTGATATGGAGACGTGCTAATGGCTACTGTCATTGACCTCGCATGGGGTGGTTCTGTTCCAGGGAATACGTCTATCCGACCGATTGACCCATCGTTGACGGATAACTTCCTCACTAGCGGTGCAGAATACTATGAACCGAAGCGTGACTTCAACGCTATCGGTGATGGCAGCACTGATGACAGTGTAGCAGTTAACCTCTGTATTGCAGCAGCATTGGCTGCTGGTCATCGTAAGATGGAGATTGCAGAGGAATACTACGTACCGACTATGAGCAAGGAAGCTGCTGATCTCATCTTCGTTGGTGATGGATCACTTGTTAGCTCTCCTGTACTCAAGCCTATCATCCCCAAGGATGCGTCACCGCCGCGTCCTCCACTGACGACATTCCGTGCTTCGCAACATTGCCCCATGGGATCAATCGCAGCCGCACGTGGTGAAGTTACTATTGTACTAATGGGAGACTCTGTTTCCACACCGCAGGTTAATGGTGTATCGTACATTGGTAACTTCCATGGTAAGCTGCGTGAAGCATTCGAGCGTGACAACCCTGGTGTAACCATTAACTGGTACAACCGTGGCATCGGTGGGATGAACTGGGACACGCTCCCAGATAACCACTTCGGTACTGTTGTGCAGGAGTGGTATGATGTTAATCAGCCATGGCTTGATTACGTCGAAGACTTAGCTCCTGATGTAGTCATTGTTAGCTGCGCACGCAATGGTGGCTCCAGCTTCCAGATGAAGCACATCCGTGATGCACTTGCTATTATGCAAGGGTGGGCGAAAGTGCCTGATATCATCATGACTAACAGTATTGGTGAGACGCAGACTGAAGCAGTAGCGGCTAACAGTCGTGAGGGTTATCTCTACGCTGCGGCAGGCATCCGTTCGTACGCACTAGCCAATGGCTACGGTCTCATTGACACTGAGACACAGTTCAGTCAACTGAACCTTGGCTTTGCACAAGAGAACCTTCCACTACTCCGTGATGGTTCTATCATCGGTAATGCTAACACAGGTAACTACGATGTAGTCATGCCATGGACAGCATCTGTACCTGTCTACGGCTGGGGTGGAAACTTCCGTGTTGGTCCTGGTGACTGGACTACAATGGGTAATGAGTTCTCATTCCAGATCGGTGGTGCTAAGACTGCTGCGGCTAATGGCTGCCGCTTCTGGATCAGCAGGAATGCTACTACATTTGAATTGTCATACCGTATTACGGTGAGTCGCATTGCTGAAGGTGGATCTGAGGATTACACATTTGTAGCAACTACTGCTACAGGTATTATCTGTAACGAATCACAATACTTCTCCTTCACCTTTCATCAGCAAGGCTCTCGTGTCTACTTAGGGTACCTAACTCCGGGTAATGCTCCTGCTACGCCTGTGAACATTGCGAACAATGCGTTCTTTATGTTCTACGGTTACGTGCCACGTTGTGGTGGTGCGTACTCGCCTACGATCACATGCACTGCTGGTGCTGCATCTAACGTACTGACGTGGACAGGTGCCACTGACGAGTACGCATCACTGACGCAGATGCTGCATCCTCGTGCATTGAATATGCCTGAACTCACTGACCGTGAGTTTGCATCACCTGACATTGTCCCACTGCTCCCATGGGGAGGCGGTGGTCCACACCAAGGTACACTTGCTGCTGAGCTAATCATCGAGCGTGCAATCCAACTTAATGACTTCAGCTTTGCCACAGCAGACGCTGCACCATTAGGCATTCGTTCATCCTTCACTTCGTACTACACATCACCTGTGATCCTTCTGTCTGCTACGACTGCTGCAATGATTGCTAATATATTGTATGCGCAGCCTATCAGACTGCCTAACTCCACCATTGATCGCATTGGGATCAATGTCACTACAGGTGCTGCTGGTGCATGCCGTCTAGGCATTTATAGTAACAAAGACAACGGCACTAATGCTGGTATGCCAGATCAACTACTCGTTGACTGTGGCACAGTCGATACGACTAGCATCGCATTCGTAGAAGCTAGCTTCACTGCATTGAAGCTATCTAGCCGCTTCGTCTGGCTAGTCGCAGTGTTTAATGCTACTCCGACTTGTACCATTGGTACAGGTGCTAACACCGCACTACTCGGTGCATCTAGCGTCACTGGTGCGTCACGTGGACTACTTGGCACCTTCACATACGGAGCATTGCCTACTACGTCACCGACTATCACAGGCTTCGCAGCGCAGCCTCCTGTCATGTACGTTCGTAAGAGCTAATGGCTGGTACGTATAAGTTAATCTCTGGTAGTGCGGCTGAGGCATTCCACCTCAGTCGTAAGAAGATACGTCTCTACGGTGGTGGTTTTGCTAATGGCAAGACCACTGCCTTAGTAGCTGATGCACTACGCATCGCACGGGATTACCCTGGTGCATCTATGATGCTCGGTCGTGCATCTTATCCTAAGTTAAACAGCACGCTACGTAGAGAGTTCTTCAAGTGGTGCCCTAGCTCATGGATCAAGTCCTTTAACAAACAGGATAACACCTGCGTACTACGCAATGATACAATCATTGACTTCAGGTACATTGAACAACGTGGTGGCGCAGACGGAGAGTCTACTAGCAACTTGTTATCAGCTAACTATGACTATGTAGGCATAGATCAGATCGAAGACCCTGAGATTACAGAGCATGACTTTGAACAGTTACTAGGCCGTCTACGTGGTAATGCAGCATACGCTGGTGACGATGATACCATGCCGTTGACTGGTCCACGGTACATGTCATTGACATGTAACCCTACCCTCGGTTGGGTGTACAAACGTCTAGTGAAGCCATTGCATGACCTACGCACTGGACGGTTCAATTCTGATCTGATCTGTGAAGTAGACAATGATGGCAGACCTGTTCTAGTGAACGGTCAGCCTATTCCACTAGTGGAAGTCTTTGAGGCATCCACGTATGAGAATGCACAGAACCTCGAAGCAGATTACATTAAGACGCTAGAAGCAACATACCGCGGTAAGATGCGTGACCGTTACCTACTAGGTAAGTGGGTAGCATTCGATGGTGTCGTCTATGACGAGTTCGATGAAGCTGTGCATATCATTGCACATGATACACTCGTACGACACATTGCTGATCTACGTCAGCAGGGCTACCGTCTAACGATCATTGAAGGCTATGACTTAGGCATCACTGCTCCGTCATGTTACTTACTTGCGTTAGTAGATGCTCTTGGCATTACCTACGTTGTAGGTGGGTTCTATGAACGTGACATGGGCATTGGTGCGCAGGCTGATGCAATCAACACACTCCGTGCGGAGTTAGCTGGTCCTGAGCTTATCGTCCGTGACACTGAGCCAGAAGTGTTAGCTGATCCAGCTATCTTCCGTCGTACCAACGCAGGACAGGTTACAGGACAGACTACAGCTGCAATGTTTGTAGACAATGGCATTCGTATGCGTAGAGGCAACAATGCCATTCTCAATGGCATCATTAAGGTGAAGCAACACTTACACATCCGTGAGACTGTACTCAATCCATTCACACATGGTTACGGTTGTCCATCACTGTTTGTCAGTGATAAGCTCACATGGTTCCATGATGAGATGTCTACATGGCGATGGAAGCGTGGTAAGGATGACACTGCTATCGACATGCCAGTGGACATGAACAACCATGCCATGGATGCTTTAAAGTATATGTTGACTGACACGCCACAGCCGGGTACATTAGTAACGACTACTAGAAGGCCACTGCCTCCTAAGCTCCGCATGTGGAATGAGATGGAAGCAGCTACTGTAGATAACAGATCACATAGGTACATGCGATGAGCGACACACTTCCTCAACCGATTGAACGTGCATTAGATGCAGAGGCTCCCATCGCACCTGTTGACGCAGGTGAGCCAATGTATCGCATTGATCCAAGCAGTAAGGTACCTGTTAGCAAACAGCATGGTAAGCTGTGGAAAGGTCGCATAGCTGCTGCACGTTCTGCACGTAAGGTGCATGAGGAAGCATGGGACGAGTCTATCCGTTACTACAATAACAATCAGCTAGAGCACCGTGAAGGTCGCGATAGCATGAGTGGTAATAGATACTACTCTAAGCGTCGTAATAACAAGTGGTCTGAGACAGAGAACATTGTCTACGCCAATGTGCGTGCAATGATGCCTGCATTGTATGCGAAGAACCCTCAAGCAGAGTTTACCACTCCTAATGAGGACATGAAGGACTTCGTACAGCAGGTAGAGGATGTAGTCAATACTCTCGCAGGACGTAAGCACGCACCTGGGCTGAATTTGAAGATACATGCTAAGCAGGCTGTACTAGCTGCTGAGCTGTGCAACCTCGGTTGGATGGAGTATGGCTACACTCTACGTCAGCAATCTATTCTTGCTGCCCAGGATGACATTCAACGTCTATCGACTGAACTAGCCGATGCTAAAGACACTAAGACTATCCGTGAAGTAGAAGGTCAGCTACTCGCATTGGAGGAAGAATTAGATGTTCTTACGCCACCGGGACCGTTTGTCAAGTATCGTACGCCACAGGATGTACTCGTCGATGCGGATGCGTCGATGCCAGATTACAGTGATGCGAAATGGATGGCTATACGTGAGATTTACCCCACTGCGTACCTGAATGCACGGTATGGTAAGAAGGGTGAAGATGGACAAGTCATGTCCTTGTACGAGCCTACGCATGTGCTGCTAGGTGACGCATCAGGTGATGATGACATTAAGAACTTTAAGCTGTTCGAGACAGATGCGTCTGCTCATCAGTACGGTTACGAGAGTAAAGCGCAGCTAGAGAAAGCACAGCGCACCATGTGCTGGCGCATCTGGGATCGCATTACACGACGAGTGTACTTATACACGGATAACCGTTGGGACTGGCCTGTGTGGGCAGAGAATGACCCGTATATGCTACCTGGGTTCTTTCCACTCACGTCATTAGTGTTCAACACTACTGTCGTAGGTGCATTAGCTCATAGCAATGTCACGTACTACCTAGATCAGCAGGATGCGATCAATGAGATACACGATGAATTCCGTCGTGCTAGGCAGGACGTGAAGGAGAACATCCTTTACAACAATAAGTTTAACCGTGATAGCGTCATTGCATGGCTCACTGGTGGTGGACCTAACGCTGTAGGTGTGGAAGTACCAGAAGGTACTAACATGCGTGACATGATCGTAGAGAAGCCTAACAGTATGTTAAAGGCTATGCAGCTATTCGATCTGCAACGTCCATTCCAGTCCATTGATCGTGTCAGTGGTGTCTCTGACGTTATGCGTAACGTACAGTTCAAGACGAACACGACTAACAAGGCTATTGAGAACTACAACAGTGGTACTGCATTACGCTTAGATGAGAAGATCGACGCTATCGAAGATGCGTTAGGCATTGTACTGTACAACATTGGCTACCTTTGTGCACAGTTCATGGAAGCTGATGCAGTCCGTGCATTGATCGGTGCTAAGCGTTCTATGAACTGGCAACCACGTGTGCCAGAGGAACTGCGTGATATGTTCCAGTGTCAGACTGTAGGTGGTTCTACGCAGAAGCCCACTAGTGCTGGTAAGAAGCAGCAGGCATTAGAAATGTCTGAGATACTTGGTAAGCTGGCACAGTTTGCACCTAGCGTTGTCATTGAGACAATCCTTACTATCCTCGAAGAAGCGTTCGACGAACTTAACCTCCCTGCGGATGCGTTTGAACGCATGAAGGAGGAAGTTGTAGTTGCAATGCAGAGGGGGAATAGCACACAAGGTGCTGGTGGTGGTGAAGGAGCTACTGCTCCGACTTCACCGACTGGTGCTGCACCACCGCCACAAGGTGGTGGTGGAATGGCACTAGAAGAATTGGCTGCAATGATTGACGCATTGCCGCCACAAGCAAAGGTCGCACTTGGTGAGATACTTGCTAAGGGCGTACCTGTAGCTGAGGCTTTGCCTGAGGTACTCAGCATGGTTCAACAAGGCAACACTACAGCAAATGGAATGATGTAACAATGAGTGAAACACTCGAAGCACGCGTTGACCGTATGTTTGGATTAGAAGCGCAGGATGACGCTGCTACTGCTAATCTAACCACGGAGACGAATGATGTCAGTACGGAAGGTCAGGAACAGACCACTACAGGTGCGCCAGCAGTCGCAGGGAGCAGCGATCAGAGCACGACCGCTACTCCTGGATCAGACAAGTCAGCAACTGGCGCTGTCACTGGAACTGACACTAGCAAAGAACACGCAGCCGAGCGGCAAGTTGTTAAAGCCTACACACCGGGCCGCCAGCGTCTACCTGCCGACGCAGAAGGCAACCTAGTTGATCCTGCTACGGGACGTATTGTTGCCAAAGCAGGTAACGAGCGTGCTCTATACGAGTCTGCGCGTAACTTCCATACACAGATGCAACAGCATCGTGGACAAGCGGAGACACTACAGCGTGAGTTAGACAAGACTACTGCCCACCTTACTGCGTTCCGTGAAGCTGCACAGCTTCCTACGCAGCTAGGACTACAGCCTCAGGAAGTGACTACTGCCATGCAATTCATGGCACACTTTAAGGCAAATCCCGTCGAGGCAGCGAAGAAGGTCTTGACAGAGGTACTAGCCCTGGGGCATAATCTAGAGGACCTTAAAGGGTCTGTAGACATGGCCGCTATTCAGCGCATGATACAGACAGAAGTTGCACCGTTTAAGCAGAACCTGTCTACGCAGCAGCAGCAGTTAGAACAACAGCAGCAGTTGCAGCAGTTTCAAGCACAAGCGGATAGAGAACTAGAGGAACTGTTTGACACGTTCCCTTGGGCCGAGCAACAACAGGTTGAACTCCAACGAGTAATGGAAGCTGACGAGCGGTTATCACTGCGCGAAGCTACATTGATGCTTCAAGCCTGGGCGTATAAGAACGGTTATGATCTTAACCGTCCTCTCTCAGCACAGCATGAAGCAGCAGCGACCCGTCAGCCGCAACAGCAGCAACAGCCGCAGCGTATGAACGCAGCACAGGTTGTCGCTCCTAGCGGTTCGACTAATGGCACTGTAGTTCCACGTGTGAACACAGCAGTTAACCATGATCGCAGTATGCGAGACATTGTTAGCGAAACGCTGCGTGAACACGGCATCAACGTTAACCGCTAATAGGTAGCAACAATGATTAACACTTCTTTAGCTGCTAATGGTACTCTCGATACCATTGTGCATTCCATGTTGGACAAGTCCCGTCGTAAGCTCATCATGGCTAGTATTAAGAGTAACGCTCTTATGGCCTGGGCCTTTGCGACTGAACGCGTCGAGACGGAGAATGGTGGTGCTAACATCACCAATCCATTGACGATCGGACGTAATCCGAACGTTAGCTCGTATCAGTACTACGATGAACTGCCCATCGCGCAGACTAGTGAGTTTACCACGATTGGCTACGGCTGGTCGCGTGTTGCAGGCTCACTGATTATCAGTGACCAGGAAGTGGACGAGAATACTGGTGAAGCAGCGTTGTTCAAGCTGCTTACTGCTAAGCTCGATGTGCTTGAGGAAAGCATTGGTGAGAAGTTCAGTGAGTACCTGTACGGTGCTGGTGCTGGTGTCGATCCTCTTGGATTAGAAGCTCTCATCCCTGATGATCCTACCACTGGCACGCTCGGTGGTATGAACCGTGGTACGGAAGTGCAGTGGCGTCCGTCTGCGTATGACTTCGCTGGTGGCCTTGATGCTACGAACATCGAAGAAGCCTTTGATGACGTACTCATGGATCTGAAGTTGAAGACTGACAAGCCTGATCTGATCTTGATTGGTCGTAACCTCATCCGTACATACCGTCAGGCCGTGCGTGATAAGGTTATGATCCCACTGGATCAGAGCAAGAAAGGCAAGGGCATGTATGACCTTGGCTTTGAGGGTGTCACGCACAATGGCATCCCCATGCTCTACGACGAAGACTGCAACGTTGATAAGGCTTACTTCATCAACAGCAAGTACCTGCGTATGCACATCCTCAAGGGTGTGAACATGCGTGTGAAGAACCTTGTTGCTCCGTGGGCCATTGATGCTATCGGCAAGCGAGTCGTGTGGCAGGGTAACTTCTGCTCTTGGCGTCAGTTCCGTACGCACGCCGTTGTGATGAACTAAGGAGTACAGCACATGGCATTGAGTAAGAAGTTTCAGATTGAAGTAGTCAAGGACCGCGAGCTTACGTCTACTGTCTATACCACTGTTAAGGGTAAGGATGGTAAGCACCTTGGCATGAAGTCTGAGCAAGTCAGCCGACTTGTTCCTGAGAGCTTCATGGTCTACTTCCCTGGTGGACACAGTGTGTGGTTCGAGACGCGAGCGAAGATGGCTGCTGCTGGCATCCTTGAACATGCGAATGAGGAAATTGACCTAGAGACTGGTGAGCCTGTGCGTGCACCGGACTATGTTGATCTTAAATCACTCGTGGGCAAGCGTACGCAGCAGCCTGCTATGTTAAGGAGTTTGTAAGATGACGCGTCGTGTTGCTTCATTCTGGCCGCAGCGTGTGAATGGTTGGTTCGACCATGCTGTAATCGGTTCGTTCGGCGCTGATGGCTCTCCTGACATTGCTGTCATGGACATTGGTGTGCTGAATGCACTCGATTTCGATGGCATCCTTTCTGATAATAGCATCGCCACTGCTGGTATGACTACCACATTTGCTTCTACGTACACGGGCAGTCTAGCGCAGTGGGGCTTGTACGGTCGTAACGTCACTGTCCGTGCATCTGGTGCCGCTACGACTTTCGTTCGCGTGCAGGGCCGTGACTACATGGGCCAGCCCATGACGGAAGCATTGACGCTGAATGGTACGACTACCGTTCAGGGCGTTAGAGCGTTCCGTTACATCGACCGTGTGAACTGGGAGGCCACTGCTGCTACGACTATTGACGTTGGCTGGGGCAACTACCTCGGTGTGCCGTATCGCTGCTTGTCCATGGTTGCGGAGGTGAAGAATAACACTGCCGCAGCTAATGCTGGTGCGTTGACCTCGGGCCTTCCTGTCACTACTATCCCAAATGCGACTAACACTGACCCTCGTGGTCTGTACCTGCCTTCGACTGTTATCCCCAATGGCAGCGTTAACTTTGTTATCCGCTGTATTGTGGACAAGACCCACCTATACGGTGTTCGGCATTACTTCACTCTGCTGACCTAAGTAGGTAGGTGCTGTAGTCACCTTGCTCCACTGTGCCATGCACAGTGGAGCCTTTTTCGTAAGTAGAGTGTAGGAGTATAGCATGGCATTCTACTCACATAGTGATCTAATACAGCGCACTGTTATTCGTCTACGCCAAGTAGCAGGCCCTAGCACACAGTTGTATGCTGAGGATGCTATTGGCATGTTGATTGAAGAAACGTATGAGCTAGTGCGCTCACGTAGATGGTGGGACAATCTCACTAAATGGGAGACTAGACAACTAGATGGTAGTACAGGACTCTGTACAGCAGAGTTCGTTGGAACACGTGAGGGGTTCCGTGATGTGGATCGTGTGTGCTACGGTAGTAACAGTACTCCACTGCCTATTCTATCTAGCAACATCAATCCTTACAGGCTTACTGGAACATCACCACGTTATGTAGAACCTCTACATGCGTCAGATGATGTACAGGGTTGGGCTCCTGCGGGACAGAACCTGTTTCGTGTATGGCCGTTAACGGCTACTACGACTACTGCACAACCATTGCGTATTCATATCCGCTTAGATCCTGTTGATCTATTCACTGATCCATCAGTGACTGTGCCATTCGATGCTTCATGCCTCATTAACGGTGCTGCTGCAAAGTACGCAGCAGATGATGGCACTAATCCTGCTACTGTAACTATGTTACAGCAATCATTCGAGAATAGATTACAACAGTTAGAACAGCAGCATGACAGTGCTAAATTGATCCTTGATCCACGGATGAATGATCCTATGCTACTCAATGAGTGGGTGGAGGGTCACTGATGCGTAAGATTAAGCTACCTGCTGTAGATAAGCTACAAGCTGCTGTAGCACGGGACTTCCGTGGAGGGTTGAACACATTCGACTCTCCACTGAACTTGAATAGTAAGTATCTCACTGACGTACGCAATCTGTCCCCAGATAGTAATGGTAAACTGTCTGTACGCTACGGTACGTCACCATTTGCTGATGTTGAGGAAGATCAGGCTACCACTGCTGCGATTGATGAAATCATAGGCATGGAGTACTATGCTGGTGCGCTCGTAGTTGTAGGAGCCAATGGTAAGATTGTTACTGTAGACGCCTCTGGCGTTGTAAACCTGCGGTGGAGCACTGCTATTGCAGCATTACTTCCCGGTGCCCCAGCAGGCTGGACTAATCCTATCACATACACATCGTTCACACAGTTTGCTGGACAGCTTATCATCTGCAATGGTGTAGATAAGCCAGTGACTATGGATGAACTATACGCAGTGACGTATGTACAGGACCCTGTATCAGGGACTAATACTAATACGCCACGTGCGAAGTATTGTACTACACACGATGGCCATCTAGTGCTGGCTGTCACTCCCACGGATACATACACTGTCTACGTCAGTGGACAAGGTGTTACATCGTTCGATCCTGATGCAAGCACCAATGGTGCTAACATGGACACGGCCATTTACATTGACCGTGGTGTCCCTGTTATCACAGGATTAGCTACGTACCGTGATCGACTGGTAGTTACCTACCAAGAGGCAATCCTTGCTATACAGTTCATCCTTCCCACTTCCGCTCCTGTAGAGTTCGATGTAACTGATATTGTCAGTGGCTACGGTGCCGTAAGCCATAAGGCTATTACTGTCATCGGCGATGACATGTTAGTGCTAGACACTAGTGGTGTCATCAGCATTAAGCGCACGGCATTAGGTACTGACTTCATCCCTGAGCCAGCTAGTTCACTCATCAATACTGATGTACAGCGTGCATTAGCACGGTTCAGTAACACACAGTTAACTGAACACGTGTTCAGCGTCCATGATCGCATAGCGCATCAGATACAGCTCTTCATCCCTGTCATTGACACGGTGACAGCTACTACGCAGAATGACGTATTCGTCTATTGCTATGACAAGTCACAGCGGTTCAAAGCATGGACACGGTACGATGCTATGCCGTACCGCGCAGCCTGTAAGACTACAGAAGGTCGTATCTTCTACGGTGCAGGCACGTCAGTACGTTACTATCATAACGCCTATGAACCTCGGTATACCGATGTAGGCATTGTAGGACAACAGAACTGGGACGACGGTGACGCGTGGGACGATGGTACAGGTTGGGAAGAAGGTTACACTGAGACGCCTATCAGCTTCTACATGAACATGCCGTGGGCTGATTTCAAGCAACCATTGAATAACAAGATGAGTAAGTACTTATCTACATTCAGTGAAGGCACTGGTAGCTATACAGTAGACATGTATGTAGACGAGTTCACTACTCCATCACTGTCCATGTTCTTCATGCAAGAGAGTGGTCCACACGCTGCATCGTATGAACATCGTCCACCGAATAATGAACAGTTATACGCTTGGCCACAGAAGTTCATGCGTATGCGCTTCCGTATCAGTGGCAGTACCTCTAGCGCATTCAGCATCATTGCTGTAGGTATTCTATACCTCACTGGCTCAGTTAGGAGATAACAATGACAAGTGCCATTGATCCAAACTTCATCACTACTGATCCAGTCAGTAAGAGTGGAATGCGTACGCAGCTACAGACTGCGAAGGATGAAATCAGTGCATTGCAGACTAGCGCTACTACATTAAGTAGTGCTAAGTTTGATAAGGCTGGCGGCACCATTACTGGTGACATTTGGCAATCTAAAGCTAGCCCAGCATTCACATTTCGTAGAAGTGCTGCTGGGCAGAATGTATCTCTGACATCGCAGATAGGCACTGCTACACGTTGGGCACTACTCTTTGGTAATGCTACCGCGGAGAGTGGTTTTAATGTAGGCAGTGATATCGTACTCAGCCGTTATTCTGATGCAGGAGCATTGCTTGCTGCTGTCTTTACTATCACACGTTCTACAGGTGTAGTTGCATTTACTGAGTCTCCTACAGGACCCACACGTGCGATTGGTAATGATACCACTAGCTTAGCTACCACAGCATTCGTACAGAATGAATTAGATCAACAGATCAGGCGTGGCATAGGCACCACTACCAACGGTGTTGGTAGTGTGACTATCTCACCTGCGTTTAGTACATCTATTGATAACATTCAGCTTACTGTAGCTGCTGGTAGTGGTGCATTAACTGCTGGTGCAGCTATTCCACTAGTCGTAGGAGCTACTCCTACTACCGCAGGCTTCAATGTCTACGGTGACGTAACACAGTCAGTGAGCTTCTATTGGGTAGCAGTAGGTAGATAAGAAACGAGTAGAAACGATGGACGGGACGACACTGTAATGTCAGACGATCTTGAAAGTAGGTTACGTGCTACGGAACGGCGTTTAGATACGCATGAAGCAATCTGCGGTGAGCGGTACAATAGCATCATTACTAATGGCAAGGAGTTAACTGACAATGTTAAGACATTACACTCTGCTCTACAGAAGCGCATCGACTATTTAATAGTCGGCATAGTACTGCTCGCATTTGTAATGGCAGTAGGGCCAGAGATCGCAGAGCGATTGCTCGGTGGTATTGCGAAGTAGCAGTAGTACTGATGCGATTGCGTGCTATGTTTGTGATTTCATCAGTACTATTATCAACTCTGTTGACTCCCCCCTCTCGCTTTTACTATATAGCAAGATAACATATTTATCTTGCTATGTCAATCCCCTCTGTGGTATAAACTGCCTAATCCATAGGCATCTAGGCCATATTTCAGGCCCAGTAACAAAAGTTGATGAGGCACCATGCTGGTCCGGCCCCTTCGCTTCTCTGATGGATACGAGTGTATACGCTTAGGTAAGCTGATGCACGCAGAGAGTAAGTATGCACACATACCGTTCAGTGAGGACAGTGTGTGGCATATGATGTATGCCGTAGCTAAGGACGCTGTGCGTGGATGGTGTGTTGAGTCGCAGGATGCGAGGCTACAGGGGCTAATTGCTATCAGTACTACGCCGTACTACTTCTCTGAACTAATCACTGCTAGTGACTTAGCATTCTTCGTACCCGAACGTGATCCACGTATCACATTCGCATTGATGAATGCGGCTGAGACATGGTGTCAACAGAATGGTATTCATTCACT